CGGAACTCCGCATCGCCGTCGGTGGTCGGCGCGTCGTCGCTGGGGAAGTATGCTCGGAAACGGTTCACCGTGCGTCGGGGATCTTGCGGTCGATTGTTTGACTCATTCGGTCGATGGCTGCCGCCACCGCACCGTTCGTCTTGTTCGTGTCGTCCACGAGCCTGGCGTTCTCCTTGTACTTGTCGTCGATGACCTGGAACAGCTTACCGTGCACCTCGGCGTTGGAGACAATGAGGTACCGAACCACCAGCGCGCACCCCGCGAGGATGATGAGCAGCAGAGCCATCCAGACCCATCGGTCGGTCTGGCTGGACGCGTGATCCAGAATGGGCAGGGCTTCGGATGCGCTCGCCAGGATGTTGGTCATGGTTCAGGGCTTGTTGACGACGGTCGGAGCGGCGCGCGGCATGGCGGTCACCCCGTTGTTGGGCGTAATGGTGCCCGTGAACGGCATCACCGCCGGAGCCGCCGCCGGCGCAGGCGCGGGCGGCGCAGCCGGAAGCCCCTTGCTGTTCATGTAGGCCGCGGCAAAGGCCTGACCCAACTTCACGAGCTCGTTCACGCTCTGCAGGGCACCGGTCGCCACCGTGGACTGCGCCTGGATCTGTGCTTCGGTGGCGGCGATCGCCGCGGCGTTACCGGTGGAGCTGTAGCCCTTGATGACGAGCGAGGCACCTTCGGGCGAACGATACTCGAGGTCGCGGATCACCGTGTCCTTGGGCTGTTCGATCTCGAACACGGTGTTCGTGCCGATGCGGCCCTGGATCTTGGCATTGACCACCTTGCTGGGAGATGCGCACCCGACCAGCACAAGGCTGGCACCGGCGAGCAGTCTGAGGAACTTTGTGTTCATCGTTGGAGCTCCGCGATTTCGTCAGATGTGGGCCTTCCGAACAGCCCGCGCGCAGCGTCGAGGCCCCAGAGCTGCGTGGCCAGATCGACGGCCGCCAGGGTTCCCGGATGATCGGACTCGATGCCGTCTTTCAGAGCGGCGAGCTGCAGAAGGAACAGAGCGACTCCGGGGACGCTGCCAGCCATGGTCCACAATTCCTTGGCCTGGTCCGCTGTGAGCCTGCGGACGAAGATGAGGGCCGGGATGACGTACCGCAGTTGCTTGGCTGTCGGCTGGCTGCCGTCCGGCTGCAGCCAGTCCGGAGCGGCCGGTATCCAACCGAGGCCCGCATAGGGCGGAAGTTCGCGGACGTCGGATCCGTCGGGCCAGACGCCCGCCACCTCGTTCTCCGGGCGTGCGTCCGCGACGACTCCGCCCACGATCAAAGCCATTGTTCTCATGGGTCTTTCAGGACGTGGTCAGCCTGGTCCTGCGTGAGGATCCCGAGGGCGACTGCCGCGGCCATGAACTTGACCGTCTCGTCGTTCTTCGAATTCACCTCCTGCGCGGCCAGCAGTCGGCGACGGGCGATCCGTAATTGTGCCCGCACCTCCGCCGGCAAACCGGCGTTGGCGATGGCGTCGTCGAGCGCGTCGAGCGCGCCGGGAGCGAACTTGTCCAGCCGCTCGGTGAACTCCAAGGCGGTCCAACTGCGGCCAGTACCGGTCTTCTCCTTCCAGATGATGTCGAACGCAGCCTTCTCCGCGGACAACCTGGACTTGGTGGCCTCGAACTTCTCGACAGTCCAGACGGCCCACTTGTCGGGATCCAGGTCGTTTGGAAGAACGGTCGAGTCCTTGAGATCCTTGATGTAGCAGGGCCATTCACCCGGGCATCCAGACTTGAACTCCTCGGAGTTGGATGCTGCGTGGGTAGTTACGGCCAAGTTCTGGGCGCTTACCGCAAGCGATGCGCAGAAGGCGAGCGCAAGTAGGTATTTGGTTTTCATTATCGGTATCCTCGGGTCGAAATGCCGTAACCAACGTCATCCACCATCATCACAGCGATCGACGAGTTAGTAGCAGGCGCAGCAAAACCATAAGCCCCAGTAACGTGTCCTAGAGCGCGGTTAGTTGGAAATCCAGCAACAGTCTCAGACAGCATGAATACGCCGTTGGTATAAATGCTGAACACAGCGGACGGAGAGTTGCTCGAATGGGAAATTACAGTCGTGTACCAATACGTCCCGTTAAGCTGAATTACATTCGTTCCGTTGACCTTGACGCTGTTGTTGATGTTCTGGGCGACCATCAATCCGTTGGTTGCAACCCATCGAGCAGCATCCGTTGGATCTGAAGGCGTCAGCGAAATGTCCCACCCACTTCGGTGGGATACGCCGTTTGTGTTGTATGGTTGCCACACCGAGACCGAAATAGCATCGGGATTTAGGCCGAAGAATGTGTTGAACCCCCAGTGGCACATTGATCCAACACCTCCGGCTGCGTTGCTAGCAGCCGTGAACACATAGGCCACTCCGGGGTGGCCGGGGGTTATGGACGTGGTTGGAGACCATCCGCCGCCGCCGGTCATATTCTGCTGTCCGAGTGCCGCGCCACCAAAGCTGGTGGAAACGCTGCTTCCGTTGAAGGTACAGCGATTCTTTTCCCACTCACGGATGCTCATCGGACTTCCGAACCAGTAGTTCAAGGGCATGCTACCAACAGACACAGCATTGCTGAACGCCTGCGCTTCCGTGAACGTATTCGCCACGTCCGTGTACGCCACGGTGGCGGGCAAACTATTCGTCGTAAGGGTCCCCGAAGTGATGGCGCTGGCCGCGATACCAGTTGTGATCGGCGAACCGTTCCCGCCGGCCAGGGTCGTCAGGTTGGCGCTCAGCGGCTGCTTGTTGGCCAACGCCGTCGTGATGTTCGTGGTCCCGAAACTGACGTCGTTGTAGAATGTCGTCGGGGCGTGGAACGTGACCTGCCGATGGCCGACGTTGTCCGGGAAATCCACCACCATCGGGTCGGTGGACATGTCGATGTCCAAGAACGTCTGGAGCACCGCCAGGGAGTTGGTCGAGACCTGCTCGAGCTTGAGGTGACCGGAGGACATTTCCAATGCGCCGGCGTCCACTGCTGTATCGGTACCATTCCACAATGAGACGAACCCACGTGTCGATGGCCACACCTGCAGGCTTCCCGTGAGCGGCGAGCTGTACCCGGCCGCCAGCGGCAGGAACGGGCCGCCGACGGCGTTCGGGACGGCCCCTTCGATGTCGCCGTTGCCGTTGATCGACCAGGTCATGGTCGCCGAGTTGGTCAGCCGCGCGGGCTGCTTGAGCACGTTGTTGACCCAGAGGTTCGTGCCCATGCCGGACCCAGCAGTGGGCAGGTTGGTGGCGTAAGCCAGCACGTGACCGCTGGAGTTTGTACGCCACACCACACGGCCCGTGCTGCTCACGTCGTTCGTGAGGATGAAGGGCTGCATCAGCGTGCCGTTCACGATGGCGTTCGTTCCGGACCCTCCACCACCTCCACCGCCCGATGCCGCCGCCTCGATGTCGCCGTTGCCGTTGATGGTCCACGTGACCGTGCTCGAGTTCGTCAGCCGGGCCGGCTGCTTGAGCAGGTTGTTGACGAAGATGTTCGTTCCAGCGCCGCCGCCGCCGCTCACCGTGGCCGTCGAGGCAATCGTGAGCACGTTGAGGTTGGTCGAGAGCGAGATGTTCGTCCCGGCAACCACGTTGGTCCACCCCATGAGCGGCTGCGCGTCCGTGATGCCGTATCCGCCGCGGGTCGTCGGGGTGGAGGTCAGCACGCTCCACGGCTCCGTGCCCGTGTGATTCCCGCGGTTCAGCAGGTACGAGATGGCCGCCGGAGCCAGGCGGTTGGTCGGGATGGATCCATCCACCAATGCCAGCGAGATGTTCGCGCCGGCCTGGGTGGGATCCACCTCGGAGCTCGCCACGAAGTTCGCCGTGGACATGGCCGAACCCGATTTGACTGTAACGATGGATCCGGACCCACCGCCAGACGATGTGGTCCCACCGGCACCGGTCTGGATCGCCCCGGGCTGCACCTCCCACCACTGGTTCGTGCTGGCCACGGAGTTCTGCACCGTGAACTTGATGTAGAGGTCGTTGGTCGCGCTCCACACCGCGTTCGTCCAACCCGCCACCGACAGAAATCCATCCGTGGCCGACGACCCGAATCCGGCGGTGAGCGCGCCGCTGTAGTTCATGCGCTGCAGGACCACGCCGTCCAGAAGCCCGGCGGCCTTGGGTTTCAGCGAGAACTCGTGATTCAGCACGATGGTCGTGTCGGACCCGAGCGCGTTGGCGAACCCGCCGCCGTCGAAGACTTTGTTGGTGACGACACCCGACTTGCCGACGTACACCCGCATCGTGTAGCTGCCGGCGTTCTTGGCGTGCCAGAGCGTGAACGTGGTCGTCTCGATCGGCAGGTTTGCCGTGATGGAGTTCGACGGGATCGTCGCCTCCCAGATGGTGGTTTCGGTCGTCGTGTTGCTGGCCAGGATGCCGCCGGAGTAGAGCGACAGGTAGCCAAGGTTGGTCACCGACCCACCGCTTCCGGTCGCCGTCCCGCTGATCGTGATCGTCTTGGCCACGCCATCCCGCACGAAGTTGACGTTCGTTCCCTGCACCAGGGCGTTGGTCAGGTACGGCCAGAAGCTGTTCGTATCGACCTTCGTGGCCTGCAGCCGGTTGATCTCGTCGAGCAGGTTGGTGGTCCAGACGATGACCGATCGCGGCGTCCAGATGCCGTTCGTGTTGACCGTCAGCGAGTACACCGTATTCCCGCCACCGTCGGTCGTGGCGAAGTTGATGTCCTGGTCCTTGTAGGGGGTCCACACCAGCACGCCGGTGTCGCTGCTGTTGGCCGTTCGCGCCACCGTCCGTCCCTTGAGCAGCGTCGCCGAATGATTCGCGCTGTACTGCCCAAACAGGCCTTCGGCGCCCCAGGCCTGCGCCCCGAAGAACGCACCGCTGTCGCCCGTGTCCACGTTGGCCGCGTTGAACGTAGCCAGCCCGGGCACCGCCGAACCCGGTCCCAGGTTCACCGTTAGACTACCGGAACCGGTCCTGGAAATTGTGTTGTCGGTCGGGTTGGTCCCGTCCGTCCATCCCAGGAGGCCGTCGGCGCCGCGAAGGTAGATCCGCGGGTTCGGGTCGTTCGTCCGCTTGAGGTAGATCGAGGTCGCGTCAAGTCCGACAGCCCAATTGCCGATGCTGGGCGTGGACGCTCCGGGGTGCACCGTCAGCGCCATGTCGGTGGCGGTCGGCTGGCGCAAGGCCAGCCAGCCGTTGGTGGTCATCGCGATGCGCGGTTCGGTCTCGCCGAAGCTCCGGGCGATCATCTTGCCGGACTTGAAGCCAAACGAGAATTCCTCCGGGTTCTGGTGGGGGTTCGCGCCGTACTCGTACACGCCCAGCGCAGGCCCTCCGCTGGCGTTATACACGCTCAGCGCCGGCCGGTTGTAGCTGAACAAGGGCGACAAGGCCGGGATCGGCGTGTTGCCGGCGATGATTGTCCACGCCTCGTGACCGAAGTTGCCCGGCACCGCGGTGCCGTCGTATCGCACGATGGGCTCCGCGTGCTGTGAGAAGAACCCGCGGACGAGCTCGTTGTACTGCGTGGGAGCCGCCTCGGTGCCATCCGACCAGAAGCGGAACCTTGGCGAGAAGCCAGTCCCTTCCTCGAACCGGCAACCGATGAACAGGTTGTTGCGGCCGCGGATCTGCATGTCGTAGATCCACGCCCCACCCTCCACCGAGGTGCCGATGAAGATGTTGTTGTTGGAGTCGGTCCAGTTGTCGGCCGCGCCGTCGATCTCGATGCCGATGTAGTTTGTTCCGCAGAGGTAGTTCGTCGTGCCACCGGTCACCAGGTTGGTCAAGGTGTAGTAGCCCTGCAGGCTCGCCGGCACCCTCGAGCGCGGGGAGTAGAACTCGCCGTTGAAGAAGGTGTTCTGGGTGATGAAGCAGGGGTAGTTGCCCGGCGAGAACACCAGGCCCTTCCGGTGGTTGGACGTCTTGGGCAGGTTGATCCGGTTGAGGGCGCAGTAGTAGCCGTTGGTCGGCGCGACGCGCACGCCATAGGTGTAGCTGTCCGACTGGCGCATCGTGATCTCGCACGAGTCCAAGCCGGCCAGGACGATGGCGTTGCCGACGTTTGTCGCATGCGACCGAAGGGTTGTCGGGATCCGCACCGTGTTGACGATCATCCGCTTGCCGATCACGACGTTGGTCGGACCAAACGCGTCGTTCGCACCGAGCACGATGCCGTTGATGTCCGGGTTGAGCGACCAGAAGGTGGCGCTCGAATCCATTTCGAAGTCGCAGGTGATGTTGACCGTGGAGGCATTCGTGTAGGAGCCGGCCGGCACCACCAGCCGGAATCCGTTCGTCGTGCAGTAGGCGTTGGCCGCCGCCAACGATGCTGAGACGTCCGACGTGTTGGGATACCCACCCCACCGCCGCAGATCCTGCTCGCGGGCCGTTGCAAGTTCCGAAATCCACCGCCCGCCGTTGGCCGCCCGGAACACGACGCCGCCGGTCAGCAGGTTGGTCTCAGCCGTGGACGTCGGGTTGTAGGTGAACCGCTGCTCGCCCCCCCAATCGTTCGTGTTCCAGCCGTCGAGCACCCCGACCGTCTCGCCCTTCCCACTCGCATCCACCGTGCCAACCCGCTGGAGGAGGGCATTGAGGCTCGGCAGCTGGGTAATCGGGGTGGCGGCACGCGCGGTGAACGCCAGGAACAGGAGCAGAATGGGGAGCAGGCGTTTCATCGCATGAGGGCAAACTTGGTTCCGGAGGCGTCCGTGAATCCCGCGACGCCGTCCGCCGGACCGGTGTACGCCGGGTCCCGGACGAAGGTCGCGGACTCGGAGTTGGCGTTGTAGCGCACCTCCACGACGCGGGCCGAGATGGTCGCGGCTTGGGCTTCGGCGATGGTGACGAAGTAGATGAAGTCGCTGGAGACGCTGGGCGTGCTCGGCGCGCCGTACACGGTTTCAGGCGTGTAGGAGATGCTGGAGTCGTAGTAGTCCCCGATGAACTTGGGCGCCGGCTGCACGAACTGGATCCACGGCCTCGGCACGTCCAGCGTGAACACCTCCACGCCTTCATCCGACGGGTTCCAGATGATGCGGCGCTCGCCCACGGCCGCCCGCGGGTCGTTCTTCATCACCTTCCGACAACGGCCGATCCGGTTGGCGCCGGCCTGGTCCCACGCGACGTACGGGCGGAAAGCGCTGAGGAGCCCCCAATAAGCGGTGCTGGTCGGGGCGTGCCCGGTGGTGGCCGTGTGGCACTGGTAGAACTGCGCATCGTCGGGGAACCGCACGATGTCCCCAGGCGCGTACGACGCCGTCGCCGAGTAATCGGTCCCGGAAGGTTCCCGGACGACGTCCGCCCAATAGGCCAGGTTCGTGGAGTACGACCCGTCGGATCCAGCGGTGGACGGGGCATTCCCCGTCGTGGCGCGCAGGGCCTGCTTGTAAGAGTCGGTTGCCGGGTCCCACACCTCGTCGCCCAGCACGTAGGCGGTGGACGCGGAGTAGGTCGCGCGGAACTTGCGCTGCTCGATGCGCATCAGGTCCCGCCACCACGCCGCGTACCAGGCCTCGCCAAGCGCCTGCGAAACCGCCTGCCGGATCGAACCGAACTGGCCCTTGTCCAGCAGGTCCGGATCCCAGCCCATGCGGCGGGCCACGGCCTCGAGGATGGTGCTGTAGGCGATGGTCCTCATCGGGAGAACACCCTGGGTCGAGCCAACCGGCCGCGCTCGACGCGCTCGCGGAACACGATTTCGGCGAGCATGGCCTCGGCGATCTGCATTTCGCCGCGGGCCTTGTCGTTCTGACCGTCGTCGGTGAGCACGAGGGAGAGGGCTCGGGAAATCAGGTAGGGCTCAAACCAGACGGGGATCTCAAGCTTGCGCCACAACTCCGGGTTGGTGGCCGGGCTCTCCCCGGGGACGGTGGCGGCGAGGCAGTCGTACCAGTCGCCGACCCCGTTCGCTACGAAGTAGGCCTGGGTGGGCATGGCTCAGAACCCGCGCTTCGTGCCGAGCCAGACGGACAGGTTCGTGAGCACCACCGTGTTCTGGTTCACGACCTGTCGCACCCGGAAGAACGGGATGCCGCCCGTGTTGTAGTTGGTCGCCCAGCCGGTGAACGTCGTGCCGTTTCCCGGGACGGTGATGACGTCGAAGCTGAAGTAGTTCGTCTTGTCCATGGACTTGTCCAGGTACAGAACGACGTTGCTGTTCCCCGCGCCGGCCAGCTTGAAATTGAACCCGAACCCGATCTCCTTCCAGTTCTCGCAGGAGAAGAAGTGAGTCGCCGGAGGCGTGTTCGTGAATGGCACGGCGCCGGTGGCCGCCGGGATGCCGTTGGTGATGTCGCCAAGCTGTTTGGCGACGGTCTGCGCCATGGCCGTGGAGGCGATGGCGAACCAGAGCACGAGGATGCGGAGAGCGAGTTTCATGGGGATGCGGGTTGCGCTACGGCTCCGGCCACTGTGGACCAGAGTCCTTCGCGCCAGGCGGGAACGACGATGCGCGCGGGTTTGGCTTGAACGACGCGCGCGTACTGCCCCTCGGGGGTCTTTTTGAACCAGCGCCACAAGTCCGGGTCGTCCGGGGCCCGGTGGATGACCTGCTGCGCCCAATAGTCGGTGGCGTGCAGTCGAGTGGTCAGCGCGCCAACCCCCTCGTGGACCACCGACGTGTCGTGGTTGATGCGACCGATTTCGGCCCGCTCAACCTCGCAGGCGGCGCCGTCCATGGCCGCCTCCTGCCGGTAGAGCTCATGCACCTGGGCGAGCAACTCCGGCGGGATGGCCTGCAAGAGCATTTCGAAGTTGGCGCCAATTCGCATGGTGAAAGCCCCGGGATCCGACGGGTGGGGATCCGATTCGGACCCCGGGGCGCGTGTGGGAGGTACGGGGTGTCGTTCGCGGAAGAACTACGGAACGCTCACGTATTCGTTGAGGTTCACGATCTTGACGTAGATGTGAATCTCACCGGCCGTCAGGGCGTTGAGGTTGCCAACCGTCGAAGTGAACAGCGCCTGCAGGGTGCCGGCGGTGGTCAGCGCGAAGGGCTGGGTGGTGATGCTGCGCGCGGCGCTCACGCAACCGGTGCTCAGCAGGTCCTTGCTGGCGGCGGTCCAGTAGCGGGCAGCGCTGCCGGCGTCGCCGAGCTGCAAGGTCAGGGTTGCGACCGTGCCGCCGCCGAACGCCGTGACGACGTCGATGTGCGTGCATTCGAACTGCGTCTTGACGGGGAAATTCCCGCCGTTGAACTGGACGTTGAGCGTCTTGGTGAGCCCGGCGGTGTCGTTCAGGTTGGCGTAGGTGACGACGATCTTGTGCGTCGGACCCTTCGCGGCCTCGAGGTAGGGCAGAGGATAGACTGTCATGGTGTGGTTCTCCTGGTCCCGTTGGTTTCAGGTTCGTGGTCGCTCGCCGGTTAGCTGGTGCTCTTGATGGCGAAGTTCGCGGCCGGGTCGTGGCACCGGAGGCCGATGATCGCGTCCACCGCGCCGCGGGGACCGCCGCCCTGGTCGGGCAGGTCGAGCGCCTTGGGCATCTGCTTCCAGACGATGTCCCACTTCTCGGGGTTGAGGCCGTAGCCGCGCCGGAGGTTGGCCGCCGCGCTGCCGCCGACGTTCGCGTGGGCGTTCCAGTGGGTGGGCAGGACGTCGATGACGCCGAAGTCACCCTGGAAGGTGTCCACCGTCGCCATGATGACCTTGTTCTTCGCGTCGATCGTGTAGGTGCGGATCGGCGCGTAGTAGTTGGTCGAGCGGGCGATGTTGTTGAGGCCGCTGATTGTGCTGCGAAGGGTGCCGCCGCACAGCAGCTTGTAGCTCGAGTCCACCGGCTGACCGCCGCGCAGCCACGTCTCCCGCATCAGCGTGTTGAGCGAGTCGTCCGTCAGGCCGGACAGGGCCGCCGAGAACAGCTGGTTCGAATTCGGAAGGAAGTTCGAGTCCACGGCGTAACCGCTGGTCGTGATCGACGAGCTGATCCAGGTGCCCACGGCGCGCAGCTTGTTGGCCGCGAGGCCGGAGCCGACCACCACCTCGTTGTCGGAGCAGAGGCACGCCTCGATGTCCTGCATCAGGTGGTCGAGGGCCTTCTTGATCTGGTACGCGCGCTTGTCGGGGACGCCCGCCTGGTTCTGGACGTTCTGCGCGAGCTTGCCGACGAACCACGGGCGCCGCAGCCACTGCACGCGGTTCGCGACCACGGTGTAGTTGGACGCCTGGTTCGCGAAGGCATCCACGTCCTTGCCTTCCGGGACCGCGTTGTCCTTCGCGTCGTCGTAGATGTCGAGGGGCCACTCGTAGAGCAGGTTGTCCACGCTCGGGCCCTTGCCAATCATCGCCGTAAAAGGCGTTTTCTTGGCGTTCCGGATAATCACACGGTCGAGGATCGACCGCTGACTACCGAGGATCTGATCCACCAAAAGTCCTGTTGCCATTGCTGTCTCCTCAGAATCCCGGATTACGGAAGCCCGTCCTCCAGGAGCCCAGCCATTGCGTCGTCGTCGTCAGGGTTCTGATTCAGGCGCCGCTCAAACTCCGCGCGGCGCCCCGAGCGATCGCTCGAGTCGGGCCGGCCCACCGGGCCGCCCGTTCCGGCCGAGGCCGGCCGCACCGTCGGGCGGTTCTGGCCTTGCGGAGCCTGCCGCTGCTGCGGCTGCTGCGCTCCGGGCTTGCCCGTGGTCTTGCGCGTGTTCGCCTCGTGGACCAGGTCGGCCAGGAAGGCCAAGGCCGCGCGACCCGCCGGCAGTTTGGCGATCCACGGGTAGGCGCTCTGCGCCTTCTGCATGTAGCTGTGCCGCGGGTCCTCCGCGTCGCTCAGCCACGGCATCCGTGCATCCACCGCCGAGTTCCAGGCCTGCTGCTGCGCGCGGACCGTGCCGGCCAGCTGCTCGCGCTTCTGCGCCAGGTCGCCGCGGATCTCGCCGCGGAGGTCGCGCTGCCGCTCCTCGTAATCCTCGAGGAAGTCGGCGGCCTCGCTCTCGTCGGCAAACTCGCGGCCCTTGGACTTCAGGAACGCCAGAACGCGGTCGGGGTCGGTCTTGAGCTGGCGCCGGAGCTGCCGGGCGTTGTCCGCCTCGCGCTGCGCCGCCTGCGCCTTGGTGGCGAGCTCGGAGATGGCCGGGTCATCCTCGACGGGGTCGAACCCGCGCGCCTGGGACGTTCCGCCGCGAAGCTTCTGCAGCTCCGCCTCCGCCTTCTCCGCCCGCTCCTCCGCCGACTTGAACCGGCTGGTCAGCTTGTCGATCCGCTCCTGGATCCGGTCGCGCCGGGGCTTGCCCTGTTCGTCGCCCGAATCGGAACCCTGTTCGTCTGACTCGCTGTGCTGGGAAAGATCGGTTTCGCCTTGGGCTTCACCGGCGGCATCCGCCACCGAACCCTCGGCCGTATTGCCTGCGCTCGAGGTTTCTTCGTCGGCTCCAAGCGCGCTCAGGAGGATGTCCTCGCCCATCCCACTGCCGTCGCTCGTGCCGGAACCCGCGGACCGATCCAACGTGGCGGCGTCCGCGCTGCCGCCTCTTTCCATGGCCATAGGATGCCAAGCTCCAACTGCATCAGGCGGAGGTTGCGAGTGGAGGGCACCGGCACTCGCCGGGCCCTCCGATTCGCCGAGGCCGGCCGCCAGACCTGCGCCTCTTGTGCGAGGCCCATATCCGGCCAACTCGGTACCGAATCAAGAGCGCTGCGGGGGCGGTTGCGCGTGTTGCGCTTCTTGCGCAAACGAACCGCGTTCAGGCGGGGATGTGGGCGGGGATTTACGCCAGGCCATGAGCTTGGCGAGTTCGTCGTAGAGCTGTTCCAGGGCGGCGGCGGCGCCCGCGGCGTACTCGCGGGACCGGTCGGTGACGCTGTCCGGGTGGCCGAGCAGCTGGGCACTCCATTCCTTCCGGTGGGAGTACACCAAGGCGCGCAGCGCCGATGACGCCGGCGAGTTCTGGATACCTTCCAGCTGCTTCTTGAGCTCGGGTTCGAGTGACATGGGCTATCCTTGGACCGGGGCGACACCGAGGCGGCCGACCGTCTTGTTCTGTTGCTGGACCTGGGACTGCATCCGGTTCTTGGTCCAGTTCTCCATCAGGGCCGAGAACCGGCTTTCCTTGGCCATCAGCGCCTGCTGGTAGTTGGGATTGGACTGCACGATCTGCGCGGCGAACTGCAGCTGGATCGGAGCGGTCGGGTCGTTCTCCACGAGCTGCGGCGGGTTGCCGAGGAACATGCTCGCGATCTGGGTGGACACGTCCTGAAAGAGCTTCTGTTGCGCGCCGGCCACATCGGACACCAGCTTCTGGCCGAGCAGAGGGTTGATCGCGTTGAGCTTCTCCCGGATGAGTTTCGACCGGTCGATGACACCCGCCGCGTCCTCGGGCAGCACGAACTTGCTGACCGCCTCGAGCTGCTTGAGTGAGTAGTCCACGTCGAGCTCGCGCACGTCCACCTGCAGGATGAAGTCGTACAGGTTCGCGATCTCGTCCGGGGCCATCTTGGGCTTGGGCACCTTCGTGATGCGCTCGAACTCACTTGGCGCCATGTACTGGAGGCAGAGCGCCAGCACTTGCTTGAACGCCGTCGTCCACATCGCCAGGAACCCTGCGACCATGTGCTGCTGGCGGGTCTGCACGCGCGCCGGCGACACCGTCGGGGACAGGCGCGCGAAACGCTGGTCCACCTGCGCCGAGGCCCACGTGAGCACCGCCTGCGCCACGCCGTCGTTGGGCGGGACCTGCATGAACTTCGGTTCCTCGCCGCGGCGCATGGGCACCGACGACGCCGGTCCGAACTCGTAGTCCTCGTCCATGAGGCGCTCGGGGATGAGCTTCGGCGGCAGCGTCGTCAGGCTCGTGCGGTCGATGAGCGAGTCCTGCATCACCTTGCTCACCCGCTGCTCGGGCGCCGCCATCTCTGGGATGCCGCGGGCCGCCGTGATCGAACGGCACCACCACTCCCGGGGTGACGCGGGAACAGGCACCTCGCCGTGCTGGTAGTCGAGGATGCCGTGGGTGGCCACCAGGTCCGCCTTCGCGTCGATCGTCTTGCTGACGTGCGGGCTGAACACCGTGCAGTAAATCGCCGGCACTCCGTCCTCGTCTACGCGGCGCGAGTAACAGGTCACCACTTCGATCCAGGGGCTCAGCGAGTTCGTGATGACCGACCACTGCGAACCGTCGAGCAAGGCACCCGGCCGCGTCCAGACACTCAGCTGCCCGCGGGTCTTGACCGCTTGATCCACCCAGTCCTCATCCCATCCATCGGTCCGGATCTTGGCGCGCAGCTCCTCCTCGCGAAACCAGTTGCGCACGTAACACCGCCCGCGCTGCAGGTCGCCGATCTCGTCGGGCACGAAGATGTCCTGCCAGGGTCGAAGGGTGAAGATTTCGGGCTCGTTCCGGGCGATGTAGGGAACCGGCAGGTGAGTCATGCCGCATTCCCGAAGCTCGCCGAGCGCCTTCTTGAGCGTCGCGCGTTTCAGGTCCGGAGCGTCCTCGATCCCGATTTCGCGCGCCTTCAAGTCCGCGACCTGGTCGTACACGGACTGGAGCATGGCGATCGTCTCGTCGTCGCGCTCCGGGTCCATGATGGCAGCCGCCAGCCCGGGCATCACGCGGGTGAAGTCCTCGAGCTTGAGGCACTCGTTGCGCATCGCTATCTCGCGCCGCCACGTCACGTGCACCGCGGCCCATCCGTACGTCTGGCGGTACTGCGCGGAGAGCTCCACCTCACGCACCAACGACGTGTAGAGCTTCGTCTTGCAGAGCCACGTCAGCATGCGCGTCAGCACGGCGGCCGCGCCGGCATCGTCCGGCTCTACACCCTCCACGCGCACCAGGGCGCGCCAGAACGCGGTCGTCAGGGTGGCCACGTCCTCGTTGATGATGTCGTCGGCGAGGAATACGCGCAGGTCCGACGCTCCATCCCACGGCTTCGCCTCGAAGTCGCCGACGGAGTTCTTCTTTCCGTCGGGGGTCTGGTTGTCCCAGAGGGCGAAGCGGGTGCGCTCGTTGTCCTGGGCACGGTTCCACGGACCCACGACGGGTCCGCAGCGTTGGAACTCGGCAATGAGGTCCCCGACCCGGGGCTCGTTCGGTGAAAGCGGGATCGCGCTTAGCGCGTCAGGTGCTTGCATGTGCATGCACTGACGCAGGTGCTGGCGGCACGGCGCTCGGCGATTGCGCATGGGTCGCATACCCCGACTCGAGGAGGCGCGCAACCTCCGATTTCGGGTAGAGGTGGCGGCTGCCCCCCGGAATCCGCCACGCCCGCAGGCGCCCGGTGGCCCTCAGCCAGTCCACGGTCCGGGCCGGAATCCCGGTCAATTCGCAGAACTTCGAGCGGGTCAGCAACTCGGGCAACGCTTTCAGGTCCATCAGTAGCTCCATCCTTTGCGGATCCGTCCCAGGCCGGGTTCCACGTGCTGAATGTCATCGGTGAGCGCCGCGTAGCGCATCGCGTCCGCGGGATCCTTGCCGCCGTCCGACTCACCACCTTCGCCGGTGTAGTTGTTGAGCGCCCAATCCAGCTGCTCGCAGACGTCCACAACGCGCAGCCTCGGCTCGTTCAGGGCCGGCACGATCGGTCGCTCCTCATCGAAGTCCAGCAGGTCGTTCATCGCCCGGATGCCCTCGTCCACGTCCCGTCCGGAGTACGCCTGGACCAGTGGCATCGGCTCCGCGATCACCGTCCCGTCGGCGGCCTTCTGCTGCTCGTCGAACAGGGTCAGCAGCGTCACGCCGCCCTTCTCCGCGGCCTGCGGCTGGCCGGCGGCGCGCGGGTCGATGAAGCGCATGTAGATTTCCTCACGGACCGGCGACTTGAGCTTCGCGCGAACCGCCGCCACCTGGTCCTCGGTCCACACCGCGCGCTCCGAACCGTCGGGCGCCACGACGCTGGACACGGGCTTCTCGCCGGCCCCGCGCATCGCATCGTTGAGGCGCGCCCGTCGGTACGGGTCCGGATCCACCCAGAGACCGTCCTTGCCCAGCTTCATCTCGATGGTCTCCTCCTTGAGGATCTCCTGCTTGTAGCGGCCCACGCCCCAGCCGGGATTGCGCTGTGCCGGCCCGGTGTCGCCGTCGCGTCCCCGCCGGGAGTCCGCGGTGAGTTGCCGCGAGGTCGGCACCGCCCACTCGCCGTGCCGCCGCCGGTCCGGCCAATCCCGGTAAAACCAGAGCTTGCGGGGGTTCCCGGGGGCGACGCGCACCCAGAGCATGAACCACGAGCGGCCGCCGGCGGGGTCGATGATGAGGTAGTTGGTGCCGCGGTAGGGAAGCGCCGAGCGCGGCACCATGTGGGTCTGCCGCGAGTATTTCGGGAACGCCCGCCCGGAGACGTCCTGGGTGAATCCGTAATACACGGCGAGGATGTAGGCCTTGGTCTTGCCCTCGACCTGCTCGGCCACGAGCTTGGAGTAGGGAGTTCCACCGGATCCGAACGGGGTCAGGTCCGAATGGAAGTAGCACACCTTGGTGGCGCCGTCGGCGCCGTCTTGCACGAACGGCACCCGCCCGGGCTTGAGGCCGGGAACAAGCACCTGCTGCGGTGGTAGCAGCTTCGCGGTCCGCGTGATGCGCACCAGGCCGGTGCCCACCGCTTCCTTGATCGTGTTGGTGATCCCGTTGATCGGCGTGAACGACCAGACGCCGAAGCCGGGACGGTACCGGCCACGGCGTTGGAACATCAGGAACCACGGCAGTGGAAGATTCTCGTCGGCCCACCACGCGATCGTCCGCCGGTGCTTCAATCCGAGCTCTCGCCCTTCCCACGCGCCTGGATCCTGGTTGTACGTCGCGAACTGGATGCGGACACCGCTCGGCAGCACCAGCACGTTGTCGGTGAACCCATTCTTGAGGCTGTAGTGGACGAAGTGCGTGTGATCGCGCTTTCCGTTGAGCGCCTTGAGCGCGTTTGGCAGCAGCGCCCAGATGATCTTCTGCGCCGTGTCCTTGCTGGAGTCCTCGGTCTCGGATGTCACGAGGAACGTCACGCCCTCGCTGCGCACGCGCTCCTGCGCCGTGATGCCCAGCGCCGTCTCCATGAGCAGGTAGGCGCTGAAGAAGGACTTCGTGGACCGGTTGCCCCCGAGCAGCACCAGGAGCTTGAGCTCAGGATCCGCCGCGAGGCGGCGCGCGGCGCGCCAGAAGGCCGGCCGCGGCGCGAAGCGAACAGGGTCCACCTCCGCCTTCGCGAGCAGGTCCCGCCTGTAGCCGCACATCGACTGCCACCGCTGCAGCGCTCCGTCCGGGCCAAGTTTGCGGATGAGCCCGTCCAGCTGCGCCTCCGTGGGCAGAGGCAACAGCGGGTGCTCAGGCTCCTGGGCGATGAGGTCGGCAAAGGTCATGGCTTGGCCACGCCGCGGGCTTTCGCGTCAGCCCGTCGCTGGTCCTCTTGGCGCCTTCGGAAAGTGGACAAGCACAGGTCGTGGAGCGCCTGCGCGCGCTGGTACTCGCCGCACGCTTGGTTCAGCCCAGCCAAGTTCCCAGACTTGACCGCCGTGTAGAACGCAGTCGCGACCTTGTTCCACTCCGTGGCACACGCAAACTCCCAGCTGCACTCCTTCTGCCAATCGTCGGACGGGTGCTCACCGACGTAGTTGTCCAGCGTCCTACGCACTGCATCCAACTCAGCGCGCAGTTTGTCGCGTTCGGCCACGAACGCCTCGATAAGTTCTTTCAGGTCGTTTGCCATAATTCAGCGAATTCTCGCCACTTCGTCGAAGGTTTTGAGTGACAGCACCGGATCCGGGTGCCGGTGCATCTGCCAGCGTAGTAGGTCGTCCAGCGCCGTCGCGGTGCATTGCTGGTCGCTCCAGTTGCGCTTCTCCAGGTAGTCGCTGGCCCGGAACACAGTCCACTGCACCACGGTGTCCGGCTGGTGCCGCACGTAGGACTCGACCAGCTTGTACGTCGGAGCATCCCACACCGTCGGCTGCGGCCGCAGCGGCAGCACGCTGGGCGGGTGCTTGAGGTACCGGTCCGCCTCGTAGGCCTTCCACGCCTCCAGGAACGCGTCGCGGTCCGCGCGGATGGCCGCCAGCACATTGTCCGGGACCGGGCCCGTGATGCTCGCCTTTCCATCTGCCAGAAGTCGCACCGAACAGCCGGCGCCGACAATGGCTTCGATGATGCTCGCCTGCGTCATATCAGTTGGCCTTTCTCCTCCTTCACCCGCTTCGGCGAGTGGGCATCAACGAAGCGCGTGGAGCGCCTTTGGTAGACGAGCTCGCAAGGTCCGGTCTGCCCGTTGCGGTTCTTGGCCACCACCAGGTTGATCCGCCGGAATTCCTCCGCCCATCCGCGATTCACCTGGACCGACTTGCCCATCTTGCCCGCCACCGTGTCGCACACTCCCGCCATCCACTCCGAATCCTCCTTGGGATCGTCGGGGACGTGGTGCTCCATCCACTTGACGTCGTCGTACTCGTCCTCGCAGAGCTTGGGCTCGTACAGGAGGGCGATCACGTCGGCGTCCTGCTCGATGTTTCCGCACTCGCGCAAGTCGCTCATCAGCGGAGCCCGGCCCGCTCTTTCTTTTTCGCTATCCCGGCTCAGCTGGGCACACGCCACCACCGGGAGGTCGAGCTCCTTGGCGGTGCGCTTGAGCCAGGCCGAGCATTCTGCGACGGCTTCGAGGCGGGTCGGGTACTGCCGGACGGCCTGCATGAGCTGGAGATAGTCCACCACGACCAGACCGATCCCGAACTGCCGTTTTGCCCGCCGCGCGGCAATGAACACGTCCTGGCCGGTGACGTAGGACCGATCGTCGATCAGGAACTTGGACCAGGTTCCCACGCGGCCCGTGGCCTTGGTGATGTCGTCGCTCTTGTTCTCCTTCCAGAAGCCGTTCCGCAGCTTGATGCCGTCGACGCGGGCCTCGGCGGCGATGACGCGGCCCATGATCTCCTGCTTCGCCATCTCGATGCTGAAGAACAAGACGCCGGTCCCGGTGTGGCTGGCGTGGCGCATCAGGTCCAAGGCAAAGGCCGTCTTGCCGCACGACGGCCGGGCGCCGATCACGATGAACTCGCGCGGCTGGAGCCCGCACGTAATGTTGTTGAGATACCAGAAGGGTGTCGGCAGCCCGGTGATCTCCTGCTTTCCCCGGAAACGAGCCTCGATGGCGTCAATGTAGGCCGGAACGCAGGTCGGGATCGGGACATACTCCGTCGGGACGTGACTCTCCGACAGCGCAAGAGCCGACGTCTCGAAGCGCCCGACGAATTCCGCGACGTCCCCGTCGTGACTGAAGACCGAGGCGCTGGTGCTGACGCACAGTTGGAGCACCTGGCGAAGGACAAATTTCTCGGCGAGGATTCCCAGGTAGAAACCCACGTTCGACGCCGACGGCACTTCGGTCTCCAGCTGGTTCAGGTAGGTGAGCCCGCCCACCGCCTCGAGCTCACCGGAATTCCGGAGGTGCTGCGACAGGACGATGAGATCCGCCGGCTTGTTTTCTTCGGCAAGGCACCGGACGGCGGTGAAGATCCGCTGGTGCCGAAGGTCGTAGAAGTGGCCGGGCTCGATCTTGCGGCGCAGGCATTCCTCGAGCGCCTCACCCTTGCCCGGACGGTCCACCGCGGTCGCGCCGTCGATCAGGAGGCAGCCCAGTACGCCGCGCTCCGCGTGGGGCGAATGGGGCGGCAGCCGGTCCTCGGGCACCGGGTCCACCGGCTGGTCGCGACGAGGCGGTCGGCGGTTGCTCAATGGGCACCTCCCGCAGCGTCATCCCCGGCCATCTGGCGGGACTGCTCCGCGAGGAGCGCCTTGAGCTGGTCACAGAGGGCATAGTAGCCATCCCGCGCCTCTTTTTTTCGATGCAGAGCCCCCTCGAGGGACGAGGGGTTGCCCGGATGCTCGGCGATCGCCTTGCGCAAATCCTCGATCGCCTTGCGGAGGTCGCGCTGTTCGAGCGGGGCGCGGCGCGGCCCGTACTGCGCCGGGTCGTCCAGGAACCTGGCGGCGGCAAAGAACTCGCTCGGGCGGGGAAGGAACCTTCCAGGAGGCGCCACGGTCGGGTTCTTGGCCGAGTCGGCGTCGACGATCGCCCGGGTTCCGACCATGACCGAGTCAAAGCCGTGCTGGCGGATGGCCAATCTGATGGCCACCTTCGCCTCCAGGACTTCGGTCTTCTTCGGGTACAGGGACCAGACCGCCTCGACCTGCTGCAACTCTGCAACGTCGACGTCGGAATCGGGCTCTGGGGTATGCGTTCGCTCTGCTGGAGCATCAGATCCATCCGCTCTCCTCCTCCTCATATATGAGGATGAGGATGAGGAGCATTGCTCCAAGGATGCGTTCGGACTGCGTTCGCATCCTTGGAGCATCTGCGAACCGGATGCGGGAGTCGTGCTTGGAAGACCGTTCTTGCCCGTCCGAGACGGGTGCTGTTTCCACTTTGCCGCGGCGCTCTGGGACGCCTTGGCCTTCTTCGTCATCGCCTTCTGGAGCTCGAGGTCCGCCCGCTTCTGACGCCAGAACCCGTCCTCGACCGTGAAGAATCCCGAGATCACCGGACGGATCTTCAGCCACTGGGGAACGGTCAGGCGCGTCGTGGCCGCCAGGAACTCGTCGCTGTCGGGCAGTGGGCCGGAGCGCGTCCAATAGGCTCCCAAGAGGAGAAGATAGGCGCCATGCTGCACGGTCGACAGGTGCATCGTGTCCTTGAGGTAGTCCCCGATCACCCAAGGCATGTAGGTTGAGGCTTTGTGACTCATGCTTTGTCCTTC